GAATTTGCATGGCTCAAACCCCTTAGGAAGTTAGAAGGAAAAACCTTCAAACGATAAGGAGGGACTTGAGAATGACCGATCAAGAAAAACAGCAGATTGCTATATACCGTAATCAGGGACTTAGCTATACAGTGATTTCAAATAAAATGGCGATTTCCGTCAACAGCATCAAAACCTACTGTAAGAGAAATGGTCTGGGTGGCGTTAGAGCCTTTGAAAAGACGAATGGCGTAGATGTATGTGCCTGTGAAAATTGTGGTGTACCAGTAAGGCAGAATCCGGGAAGGAAGAAAAAACGCTTCTGTTCAGATAAGTGCAGAAACGCCTGGTGGAACGCACATCAAGACGAGGTTAATAAGAAGGCAAATTACGAGTGCGTTTGTACCTATTGTAATAAGCCATTTATCTCTTATGGCAATAAACATCGCAAGTACTGCAGCCATCAGTGCTATATCGAGGACAGATTTGGAGGTGCGTATTAATGCAGGTATTTAAAGAACCAGCTATCAACCTCCAGGTAGCACCCAGAGTGATGACACAGGAAGCCATGCAAAAGGATTTCGAGTATGAGATGGCGCAAAAAATTACCAGAAACCTTTATGAAAAAGGCATCATTTCTGTTGATGAAATGCACAGAATTTTTGCATTGAACAAAGAAAACTTCTCCCCATTTTATGCGGAAATTCTGGACTAATTAACTTGATATTATCGCCCGTCAGAGTGATATATAGTACTGACCAAACTAGGAGGTGAAACGGTGGCAAAGATAACAAAAATTGAAGCTACACAAGCGATAAAAAAGAAGATACGAGTTGCTGCCTATGCCAGAGTTTCAACCAGCTCTGACGAGCAGCTATTAAGCCTCGAAACACAAAAAGAACATTACGATAGCTTCATCAAAGCAAATCCAGACATGGAATATGCAGGGCTTTATTATGATGAGGGTATTAGCGGAACCAAGGTGGAAAAACGTGATGGTTTACTTAGACTTTTGAAGGATTGTGAAGACGGTAAGATAGACCGCGTAATCACAAAGTCCATTAGCCGCTTTTCCAGAAATACAACTGATTGCCTTGAAATGGTAAGAAGCCTGTCGAGACTTGGTATTTACTTGTACTTTGAAAAGGAAAATATCGATACGGAGCACATGAGCTCAGAACTTATGCTTTCCATTCTAAGCTCGATTGCAGAAAGTGAGTCTAGATCTATCTCGGAAAACACTAAATGGTCTATAAAACATCGCTATGAAGCGGGCACATTTATTATCGCCTATCCCCCATACGGTTATGAAAATGAGGATGGTAAGATGGTGATAGTACCTGAAGAGGCCGAGGTGGTAAAGGAAATCTTCCAGCGTACCATTTCTGGACAGGGCTCATATGTCATTGCAAAATGGCTGAACGAAGCTGGCATTCCATCCAAGCGTGGAAATGTGTGGCATTCCTCGACAGTTAAGGGCATTCTTAAAAATGAGAAATATACCGGTGATGTGATTTTTCAGAAAACCTATACAGACGATAATTTCAATCGTCATACGAACTACGGTGAACGAAACATGTATTTGTGTAAAAACCACCATGAGCCGATTATAAGTCATGAGGTTTTTGAAATGACCGCAGAGGTCATGGCCCAGCGCGGCAAGGAAAAGGGCATCGAAGTTGGCGATGCAAAATACCTGAACCGATATGCCTTATCTGGGAAAATTATCTGCGGTGAGTGCGGCGCTACCTTTAAACGCAGAACTCACTACAAGCCAAGCGGTGATTACATTGCATGGACCTGCTGTAGCCATATCAAGGATAAGACTTCCTGTAGCATGCTTTATATTAAGGATGAGGATGTGAAAAGGGCGTTAGTGCGAATGATGAGAAAACTAAAAGCCTGCCATGAACAGATATTAAAGCCTTTTGTGGCTGGACTCAAAGGCACTAATAACAAAGAACGCCTTCACCAAGTATTAGAGTTGGAATCACAGATTGAGAAAAATCTAGAGCAGCAAAATATAATGGTGAACCTTATGAGCGCCGGATACATTGAACCAGAGCTATACCATGCAGAAAGAAGCGCATTGTTTATGGAAGCGGATAGGCTCGCTAAAGAAAAAGATTTTATTTCCAAAGGCATCAATGGTGACTTGACGCATTTGGAAGAGGCACAGAAGCTGCTACGATATATGGCTAAGAAAAACAATGCCATAGACTACGATGATGTCTTAATGCAGGACTACGTCGAACGCATTATTGTTCAGTCCAGAGATGAAGTGTGCTTTGAATTAAAGTGCGGATTGAAGCTGACAGAAAGGTTGGTGTAAATATGATGCATACGCCATACGGCTACAAAATTGAAAATGGCCAAGCGGTTATTGATGAACCGCTCGCAAAGAAAGTAAGACAGCTTTTTGTGGAATTTTTGAATTGTGGTTCTATGAGGGCAGCAGCTGTTAAGGTTGGAATTGAAAAAACACACTCCGTCATTGGCAGGCTTCTAAGAAATGAAGTGTATTTGGGAGATGAGTATTACCCGCAGCTGATTGATGAGGAGCTTTTCAATAAGGTGCAGGAGCTACGAAACAGTAATGCCAGATCTCAAAACCGTATTCGTGATTATATAAAGCAGGCGCCTGTTGCAGAAAACATTCAATATCGCATTGGAAAAGTTCAGCAGCGTTATGAAAACCCATACCAACAAGCAGAATACGCCTATGGGTTAATCAAGGAGGAAAAATATGAATGAGAATGTAACCTTAATTCCGGCCAGAAAAAGGCCCGGTAATAGAATCTCAAAAGCGGTAAAAAAGCCAAAGCTAAAGGTCGCAGCGTACTGTCGAGTAAGTACTGACAGCGATGAACAGGCTGGTAGTTATGAAGTACAGGTGCAGCATTATACTGATTATATTGGAAGAAATAAAGAATGGGAGTTCGCAGGTATTTATGCCGATGACGGTATTTCCGGCACTAACACTAAGAAGCGTGAAGGCTTCAATGGCATGATTGAGGATTGCATGGCTGGTAAAATTGACATGGTTATTACCAAGTCCATCAGCCGATTTGCAAGAAACACCATTGACTGCCTGAAGTATGTAAGACAACTCAAGGAAAAGAACATCGCCATTATTTTTGAAAAGGAAAATATTAATACGCTGGAAGCTAGTGGTGAGTTGCTTCTTACGATTATGGCTTCCTTAGCCCAGCAGGAGTCGGCTTCTCTTTCTCAGAACGTAAAGCTTGGCTTGCAGTTTCGTTATCAAGATGGAAAGGTACAGATTAACCACAATCATTTCCTGGGCTACACAAAGGACGAAAATGGGAACCTGATCATTGAGGAAGAAGAAGCTAAAGTGGTAAGGCGCATTTTTAGAGAATATCTGGAAGGAGCCAGTTTTCGCGATATAGCAAAAGGACTGGAGCGTGATAAAATAAAAACCGGTGGTAAGCGTTACAAGTGGCACCTTAGTACAATTCAAGGTATTTTGCAAAATGAAAAGTACATGGGTGACGCACTTCTACAAAAGACTATCACAACGGATTTTATTGAAAAGACCAGAATCAAGAATGACGGTTCGGTTCCGCAGTATTACGTAAAAGATAGTCAGGAGGCCATTATTCCGAGAGATATTTTCACTCAGGTCCAAGAGGAAATGGTGCGAAGAGCTAATTTGTTCAGCGGTGTTGAAAATAAAAAGAAAAGAGTTTATTCCAGCAAATATGCACTTTCTAGTATTTGTACCTGCTCGAAGTGTGGTGATATTTACCGCAGAATTGCATGGAACAACAGAGGTAAACACTCCATTGTATGGCGCTGTTGTACTAGAGTGGAAAATGGGCCATCAGCATGTGATGCGCCGACTGTTCAGGAAACAGAATTGCAGCAAGCGACAGTACAAGCTATCAATCAGTTGGTAAAAAGCTCATCCACAACGTTAGATGTTCTAATGAAGAATATTGAAATTGCTCTGGCTGATGATAATGCCGGAGAACTTGAAAAAATAAACGCGCTGCTTTCTGAAAAACAAAAGCAGCTGGTGAAGCTGGCTCATGCCAAAAAAGATTATAGTAGTCTGGCAGATGAAATTGATTTGCTACGAGATAAGAGGCAGGAGTTGCTTGTAGCAAAGGCTGAAAATGAAGGCTTCAAAAAGAGAATCAAAGAGCTAGAAGAGTTCTTAAAGGAGGCTGACCAAGAGCTCACAGAATACGATGAGTCGATGGTGCGCAGGTACATTGATAAGATAGTAGTGTATGAAGATAAATTTACAGTTTGCTTTAAAGCTGGTGTGGATTTGGATATAGAACGATAAGAATACAAAAATAGCGGCAGGCTTTCGGGCTTGCCGCTTTTGTCGTTTTTGGGAAGGGATTGATTTTGTTCGTGGTTTGGTATATAATATATGAAGTAACCGTAGGCAAAGAAAAGTAGGTGCAAGAATGGAATATTTATCAATTAGACAAACAGCCGATAAATGGGGCATCTCAATTAGAAGAATACAAGTGTTATGCACTGAAGGTCGTATTCCTGGTGCGATGAAGGTTGGTTCCTATTGGGCCATTCCTGCTGATGCGGAAAAACCAGACGACCAGAGAATTAAAAGTGGAAAATATATAAAAGCAAAAGAACAGTAAGAAGGTGCAATGATGGGCCAAAAGGAAGATATAGTAAATTTACTAAATGTGAATAGGACAATGACTCAAGGGGCTTTGGCAGAAGCTATCTATGGAGATAAAAAGCATAGTCCTAATATCTATGCGGCTCTGAAGGCAATGGTTGACAAAGGAATAATTGTTCGCACTGGAAGTAATCCATCATATTATTCGATGTCTGATGGGGAAATAAAGCTTCCGGAAAAAACAAAGCAGCCTAATAAAAAAGAGATGCGAGATGTTTCTGGTGATGTAATATCCAATGAATCCATTGAAGAAATAGAGGCATTAGTTCAAGCAACAGATAACTATGGGCCAGAGAATGATTTGATAACAAGGTGCTTGAAAAAGTTTCCGTTAAACACAGATCCAGATGTGGTAGCTATGAAAATTGGGTTAATTGATATCACCAATTCTACGCATTTGTCACAGCATAAAAGTAAAATCAGTATGGTAGAGCTTGCAAATATAATAGCGGCTATTCCTGATGTGGATGAGAGGATAAAAAACGGAGATCCTGAGGTTGTAAATATCATTGCTCGTAGTAATGGAAAAATAAATTTGTTCTCTTTTGCGTCTAAATACTGCTGTTACCACAACAGTAATTTATACGATAATGATGATTTTTCGATTTTGGACACAGTACTAAAGGAATACCTTCCTAGATATTTTAATGATGTGTCCAGAGGACAGATTCAAAAATGGCAAGATACATTTAATTACAAAGCGTACAATGATTACATAACTGGAAAGCTGGACGAGCTAAGAATTACGGTAGAAAACAGAAAAAGAAAATTTGACCACTTTGTGTGGTACTTAAATAGATAAGAGCTTCGGAGGTGGAATACCACTATGAAAATACATTATTTCCAAAGATATCATGAGAAAGAAAACGTGGCTACAGCCAATACTATGTTGCTTTTGTCGCGCTTATATTCTTACTCATCAGATAAATTTTTCTGATTTTTGAAATCGGAATATTTCGCGGATTCCTTTGAACCGGAGTTAGTTTTTGCATTGCAGGAAAAGAGCGTGGATAGCATACCTGATGCAACGATTACACAAGAGGGCTTCAAGATTGTTGTAGAAACTAAGTTGACGGATTGGTTTTACTCCGATCAGTTAATGAGACATCTGAAATCTTTCGGAGATGAAAAGAATAAAGTGATGATTACGCTTGCCTCCGAATTAATGTCAGAAGAAAAACTTGTAGATTTTGAGAATCAGTTAAAAGAATATAACGCAACTCAAACCTACCCAGTAATACATATCAATACAACCTTTGAAATGATGGCAAATGCCATTAGAGAAGTAATTGATGACAGAGATTATGAAATGCAGGATGTGTTGGAAGACTATTTGAATTATTGTTATAAGGATGGTTTGATTCCTGTTTCTGATTCCTGGAAGTATCTACGTATGCAGCTTGCTGGTACCACAATTGATTTTAATATTGGCAATAACATTTATTATGATAAAGCTGAGCGTGGGTTTAGAGCGCATGATTATCTTGGATTATACAAACAGAAGAGTGTACGTGCTATCGGAAAAATCTGTGCTCGTATTACAGCTATTGAAACTGAATCGGGCATCAAATATACCCCTGAATTTGGTGAGTTAACTGATGAACGCAAGGCATTGATTCAAAAAGCAATGGCTG